CTGGGATCTACCTAAAGGTAAAATGTCGGCGGACGCCGGCACTTTATTACCTTCCCTTACGGGGCCTCTAATGCGGTTAAGCAATTGAGGTTATACGGTAGATATAAACCCTACCAACGGGGGCTTCCCCGTTGATACAAATCTCCTTCGCGGAGACTCCACTGTCTGTTTAGACAATGTAAATTTTAATAGATTTATATTAAAACTGCAGAGGACTCTGCAGCGGAGAAACTAATGAAGACCTATTAAGGTCTAAATTGGTTGTCGCGAGTGAAGTTTTCACCCGCGTTTCTCAGCCCTACTGCTAGGGCAGAAAGTCTAACCTCAGCGGTTTTGACTACATATCGCTTCTCCGAAAGGGTGAAGCCGGAAAAGTACTCAGTGCTACACTGAGTACGACCAATACCAAACTCCTCATAAGGGAGTAGAGGTAAAAGCTCCGTATACTTATTACGGAGTCTATTACGCTTTGACTTTTTCTCGTCATAGCGATTGCTTCCTTCGATTTTAGCCGAAGGATTTTCGGGTCGTGAGCCACCCTCGCCTGTGAGATTAACATCACCGACGGGTTCAGCTGACCACCTAGAGAATACGGTCTCAAATGATGCCGTATCCATAACAAAGTTTTGAAATTCAAAACTATCAACTATCAGAGGGAGACGCTCCTTCTGACATGCTTCTTTCCAGGCGGACGCGAGTCCGCGGGAAAGAATCCACCATTTAGGATGAAGCCTAAATGTACGGTTAGAGCTTTTCACCAATTGACGTCGGAGTGCAAATTCCTTCGCCAATCGGTAATCAGCTGTAATAATCCAGACGTTATCTACGTCTGGCAGAACATCATACGAAAGTATGATCTCATCATCTGAGATACCATCACGTGGTAACTCAGGAATTGGGTCGTTATTTTTAACGGCCTCCTGGGAAGCTTTATACCAATTGAATAAAGCTTCTGACTTCGCCATATGCTGAGGCGTAGGCGCTTTCTCACGGGTCGTAAAACCCTTGAGTGAAAAGTCCACGGTAAAAACGTGGAGTTCTGATAAATACTTTTCGGCATCTTCTCGAAGATACCAGTATTCATTACGGAGACTTTTAAATCTCCAAGATGATTCCATCCAAAGTTGGAGGAATCGAGAAAGGATCTGGGGTTCAACCAGATCGTCATCAAAGGGAATTGTCTCAATAGAGAATTCCTGAATTTCTTCGTTTGGTTCTTCCCAAACGACATGAGACTCATAGTTCATAATAGCCATGAGTTTGCCAACGATTTCCGTTCGCGAAATAAGGTAGTCTTTAAGCCTACCGTATATACCAGGAAGGACTTCCTGGTACTTGGGGATCGTGAGCATAGGCTCAAGATCTTTTGGTATCATCTTTGGGATTGATACCCTCCAGCTTTCGCTGTCAAAATGTCTACGCATATTTGTGTAGAAATTTTCTAATTTGCTCGGTTCAATACCAAGCATATTATGATCAGACTGAATAACAGCCTGTTCAATTAACCAGTTCAGACGAGTCTGATACTGACCTCCACGGTGGGTTAAAGCCCAACGTACAAAATTCCTGGCGTTGTCAAAGAGGAAGGGTTTACCTTCCCCTGCGAGTTCGCGAGGAAAATATACAAAACCTCGATAATTAACGAGGTCTAGTGTAACGTCTTGGCAAAGACTTGCCAAGTCGAAGAGTGCCCGGTGAGAACCGGGTTGACAATAACTTGAGTCTGACCCAAGTTGAGTTATACGCCCTGTTGGGGTGTAGGAGAAGTCATCGCGATTCTTCCGTACGTTAAGTACAAGTCGAATCTTGACGACGTCAGCATAAGGGATCCTTGAACGATCCTTAGAGTCGAGAGCTGACTGTAAAGACAGCTCCCGAGATTGGGGAATGAAAACACATTCCTCAGTAAAGTAAACAATATTCTTGCTTACATAGGTATCGGCATTACTAATGCGCATACCAAATTCTACAAGTGATTGCAGAATACAACGGGAGTCTCCGTAAACAGAGACGTCGTTAAAATCGACATCACGACGGTCACTTGCGTAACCGTCTAATGATGATCGATTCTTAGAGACGGCAGCGTAATCGTCGCCGACTATAGATCCAATTATATTTGGATGATAACGCTTTGCTCTATACAAAGCAGCAAGTCCTACTAAAGTTAGTAGGGTCTTGGTAACGGGATCGCCCATAAAGCAACCCCGAGATGTTGCGAGACAAATTACTTTGCCTTCGTAATATATGCGTCGAGGTGCACAAAGTACCTCGATCACAGTTTCGCCGTACCATTTAGGTACGCCGCAAAATTCGTTAAAAGTCTCTAAAAGACTTCTAGCTGAATTCCACGAAAAATAATCCGTGGAAGTTTCCAGGTCTGTAGAAAGACCATAATTGGGTTCGCTCCCTTCGAAGAGCCAAGGCTCAGACAAAGAGAGTACAAAACTCCAACCATGACGTGTCTTAGATACGCCTGAAGAAGACTCGGGAATAGCCCCGAGAAGAGAAAGGCTTACATGACTGTAAACCTGAAGAAACTGAGAGTGGTAGAAACTACTCGCAGTGACAGCCCTGGCTTTATAACCAGGTTCAGCTATGATGGTTAAATTTACATCATAGAAAGATTCATAACGGTTTTTATAAGCCGCTATGGAGGTGTGGAAGATTTTCTCTCCCATAGTTTTGGCGTACTCACTAGTGAGTAAACCAGTTTCGAGATCATATTTAAAACATGATTTCTCAGGGAAGAGTTGGTCATCCAAAACTTCCGTATTCTTCTCGGGTAAAAACTCAAGAAGTAAATTGGCGAAATGGTTCTTTCCGCCATCCATTTTGCGTGTTTCAAAGCACGCAGAATTACTAATGCTCACACGAGCACATTGAACTGCTTCCTTGAAGTCGCGGTTCGTTAAGTTCTGTTCTAAAGCGAACTGAACAAAGTAACCAGGGTTAGTCTGGTTGATATCCTCCATAGTAACTATGGAGATGAGTTTATCCCGGGAAGCCGGGAAAAGTTCTTTCGGGGCGATACCCGAATTGCGAGTCTGCACAAAGTGCAGAATCTTAATAATACCAATCTTAGATTTGGTATCCTTAAAACTCATGACAAAACGCCTGAGTTTATTAAGCTCCATTGGTAATGGAGTATAAACTCCGTATTGGATTAAATCCTTACGGAGGTTTTTCTTGTAATTCTTAAGAATTACACCGAAATCCGGTCGAAATAACGACTGGGTTAAAACTGATCTCGCGAGAGACCATAGAAAGTCCCAGTCGGAATCGTCGACTGGACAAGAAAGGTAGATGGATATTAATAATCCATCTACCGTAGAGCAGGCTTCTTCAAGTCTGCGAAAACCCGAATCCGTAAAACAGAGTCGGTAAACACGCTTCTTTGCACCACGCGAAAGAAGCTTATACCACCGTGAGCAATACTTGACCACGGCAAAACGGATCCAACCGGAGTTGGAGCCGAGCTTACGCCCTCGCAAAACGAGAGCAGCAGGAGAAGGGATATCTCTATCTCTTCTACGAACGGCTTGCCACCAAGCCCTATTATCTCCTTGGAATTCGCGCTTTGCGATCAAGGAGGAGGCGGAACAGGGTAGTTCCAATAAACTGTCTACCAGACGGTCGACAGCTTTACGTATCATTACTTTGGGAAGACTCCCAAAGAGAGAAACGTGATCCCAGACCACGTTAAGATCGGGTAGGTTTAACCCGATAGACGAATGCTTCATAACAGTCGGTAACACCGACAAGAAGCGTTTTTCTTCCTCTGTGTTTTTCAGAGAGGAAGGATCATCGCGGGATTTCTCCCACGATTCGGATCTGCAATAAATTGCAGACCGTTGTTTCTCCGCCACATACCCTCGGCAGTTTCCTGCAAGTGGGATGGTGGAGCTTGAGATGAAC